CCTGCCGGTAAACGACGTGGTACGCGCCGACGACGTGCAGAACGTCCGCGCTTTCGGCGGCACCCAGGCCGAAAGCGTGATGCAGAAGGTGGAAGACAAGCTCGCCGACGGCAAGCTCGCGCTCGAAATGACGCGCGAACACATGCAGCTCGGCGCATTGCTGGGCAAAGTGCTGGATGCGGACGGCAGCGAAATCGTCAACATCTACACCGCCTTCGGTATGCGCCGCAACACCTACGAATTTGACCTTGCCAACCCCGACACCGAAGTCGGCCGCGTCATCGACGAAACGGTTACCGCCCAGCGCAAACTGCTGCGCGGCACAGTGGCAACGGGCTATATCGCGCTGTGTTCGCCCGAATTTATCGGCGCATTGAAATACCATCCGAAAATCAAGCCGCTGTACGAACGCTACCGCGACGGCGCGATCTACCGCGAGGCCGACATCAACCGCGTGGAGTTCGAGCACAACGGCATCCGCTTCATCCAATACGACGGCGGCATTACCGGCTCGAAAGCCGCCATCGACGCGGGCAAAGCCATCCTGCTGCCCGTATCCCCGCGCCTGTATATGGAGTATTTCGCGCCCGCCGACATGAATCAGACCGTGAACACCGTTGCGCTGCCCTATTACGCCAGCCGCGAGAAGCTGATTCACGACAAAGGCTGGAGCCTGCACATGCAGTCCAACCCGCTGCCGCTGGTTATGCGTCCCGAACTGGTCTCCACGCTGGCGATGAAGTAGGCAAAGAGGCCGTCTGAAATTTTCAGGCAGCCAAACGGACGAAACGCCGCAAAGCGGACTCTGTGGCGTTTCTGATCCGACCTTTGCCGGATAGCAAAGGGAAAGACCGTGCGGATTATTTTCAAGCGGATTGGCAAAATGATTAACTGCAAAGCTATGGCCGCGCGGGTTGCATCCAATGGATTTGAAAGTAAAAAAACAAATGACTTCAATGACTTTAAAAGACAAAGAAAATATGGTAAAAATCATCCGAGGCTTATACGGAGCAGATTTTGCCGCAACGCCCGAACAAATCTCGGAAGAAGTGGCCGCAATTCTCGACAGCATAGTAAAAGAAATTGCCGCATGCACCAAGAAAGTAAAACCGCTTGTCGACAGCTATGAACTTCTCTACACGAGCCTGCCGCTCAGAACGATTGCAGAGCGGCTTTCAGCCAAATTTATCAAAACAACGCTTGACAATATCATCTCTAATTGGACGCAAGAGGCAAAGAAACGGTTTGCAACCCGCGCTTGCACCAACAACATCTTGCTGAAATGGCGCACCCGCCTGCAAGAAGCACTATCCGGCATCTAAGCAAAGGAGGTTTTTATGAACGGGTTTAGCACATTATTAGACTGGATAACCGGCAAAGACAGCAGCGAAGACCCCATCTATCATGCCGTCAAGATTATTTTAGGCTTGGGACTGATTGCGCTCGCCGCATGGCTCGGTTCTGACTAACACCTCCTTGCATTTGCCGCCAAGGTAGGGCGTAGCGACACGTTTTTTGTTTTTTCGCTCTCATACCGTTCGTCGCTCAAAGCGCGTGCCGTACAGCCTTGGCGGCATTCTTGCGCCCAAAATAAACGCTTTACAACACACCCCATCAAAATACCTAAAAACGGATTCCCCATGATTACCCGCGAAGACATGGAGCAACGTTTCGGCACAGCCGAAATCGACGCGCTTACCGACGGCAGCGCAGACACCCTAAACCGCGCCATTGCCGATGCCGAAGCCGAAGCGGCAGGCTATCTGGCCGCCGCAGGTTTCAGACGGCCTTTTGTCCAAACCCCGCGCGTGCTGGTTCTCAAAATCTGCGACATCGCCCGCTACTACCTGCATCAGGACGGCGACATAAGCATTGTGGACAAACGCTACAAGGCCGCCGTGGCGTGGTTTCAGGCCTTAATCCGCAACCCGTCCATGCTCGGCGGCGACGAACCCGCAGCGGCAGACAAGGCGGCATCCGGCCGCTACGCCGTCATCCCCAATGCGCCGGAAGATTTCGACGCTTCAAACCGCAAATTTTAAACGGAGGCCGCCATGCGTCTGACCGTCGATTCCGAACTGCCCGAAGCGCGTGAGCATTTGCAGACGCTCTACCGCGCCCTAAACGGCGACCTGACCCGTCCGATGACGGGCATTGCCGGCATATTGGAAAACAGCACCCGCAAGCGTTTTGACAGCAAAACCGCGCCCGACGGCAGCCTGTGGGCAGGCTTGAAACCCGCCACCCTGCGCGCCAAAGCCTATGCCCAAGCCAAAAGGGGCGGGAAAAAGAACGGGGCGCGCGGCGGCATTCTCGTTGACCGTGGCGATTTGTATGAAAGTCTGACCGGTTTTGCCAACGACAAAATGGCCGTCTTCGGCACGCCGCAGTTTTATGCCGTGTTCCACCAAACCGGCACCCGCCACATGCCCGCCCGCCCGATTTTCGGCCTGTCCGAGCAAAACCGCGCCGACATCCGCGATCTGCTCGCCGAATGGCTGGAAAAAGCCTGGAAGCAATCATGACCCCCTATGCCGACAACATTCTTGCCTGCTATCCCGCCCTCATCGAACGGCTGGCAGCCGTCCCCGGCGTAAAGCGCGTACTGGAAGCCCCCGACCTCGAAGCCCTCGCCGCCGACCGCCGCATCCGCCCCGACGACGGCGCGGTCTATCTGGTCTTCGACGGCTTCACGCCCGCCGAAACCGCAGGCAATGCCGCCAACCTTGCCTTGAAACTGAGCTTCAGCGTCATCCTCGCCAAGCGGCAGTACGCCCCCAACAAAATGCAGTACGGCCAAGACGGCGCGGGCGAAACCCTTACCGCCCTCATCCGCGCCATGCAGGGCTTCGTACCGAAAAACGCCGACGGCCAAAGCCTTGCCGCAGCCCCCTTTTCCGCCCGCGCCGCCCTGCCCATTACCTACGACGAAGGCTACGCCTTCTTTCCCCTGCGCTTCGAAACAAGCGTCGTCATTACCATGAAACGGAGATAAACCATGAGAACCCAAGACCACGGCTTCAAATTTGCCGGCAACGTCCAAGTGCGCAACCGCCGCGAAGCGGGCAGCGGCTTCTACGACATCGGCAACACCACCGCCCTCAAAACCACCCAGAGCGCGGACACCAAAGAACGCGTGTCCCGCCGCAAAGAAACCCACGGCCAGGCACTCGACATCCTCAAAACCCCCAAGCCCGTCGAAATCTCGCTGGAGCTGGACACCTTCGACAAAGACAACCTGGCCGCCGCCATGATGGGCGCGTCCGCCGTCATCGCCGCCGCCGCCCTGACCGTGGCCGACGAAGTGATCGTTATCGGCAAACGCGGCCAAGGCTACAAACTCGCACACGGCAACATCGACGCATCGACCGTGTCCGTGAAAAAAGCCGACGACGACAGCGCGGTAGATGCGGCGCAATACGGCATTACCGCCGCCCCCGGCCTGATAGCCCTGGCCGCCGATTCCACCCTGCCCGACGGCACCGAGCTGAAAGTGTCCTACAAAACCCGCGCCGGCGGCGGCTACAAAATCGACGCGGCGGCGGTGAGCGAATTGGAATGGGAAATCATCGTAGACGGCGAAAACACCGTAACCGGCGAGAAAGGCATCCTGCGCATCCCCTGCGCCAAGCTGGCCGCCGACGGCGATTTCGACTGGTTCAAAGACGACTTCAACACCGCCTCCTTCAAAGGCACGGCGGTACTCGCCGACGGCAACACCGCGCCGTACAGCTTCGAAGTGTACAAATAAACCGTAAAAACAGGCCGTCTGAAAGCGCAAACACGGCTTTCAGACGGCCTCCGTGCCGTTTGGCAACTGTACTCATGATGATTGCGGTTGGGGCTTGCCGCCCAGCCGCTCCCGTATCATGGCTTTGACCCATTGGGAAAAATCCACGCTGTCGGCAAAGGCCAAAAGGTCTTTTTCCGTTTCGCTGTTAAACGAAACATGCTTCTGCACCCGCTTTTTCTCGTAGCGTTTGCGGTTTTGCGCCAGTTTTTCATCAACCATCGGTCTGCTCCTTGATTTTGTAAACGGGTTGGGGTAGAGTTTGGAAAAGTCGGGAGGAAGGGCGGCGTTTCCGCCACCCTTTTTGCTACTGGTTGTATTTTATTACCAAGCGTCGCGAGCGATTAGTAAAAAAATCAACAGGATTAAGAACTTCTGCATTTTCATC